TATGCAGTGGCAGAGGCCATTCGTCTTGCCCTCGGACAAAATGCTTCTGGAGTGAGTGACACTCTTATTTTGACTGTTGACAGTTCTGTCAGCGCCAAAGCCTTGGGCATGATTGGCTGGGTGGAAGTAGTATAGAAAGCACTTTCGCGAACCATCGCCTTGGAACTAGCTTTTAAGGAGAGCCAGCAAGAAGCGCTTGCCGAAATCTTGCAAGAGCTAATGACAGACGAAGATTGTGCGGATGCCTGTTACGAAACGATTGTCGCGGCCATTGATTCGTGGTTAAATTATCACGAAAAGGAATTGCGCAAATGGATCGCCTTGAGGGACAAGATGATTTAATTGCCAGCGACGGGAAACGGTCTCTTGGTGATTTCTTGAACTCGCCTGAATTGAAAAAGCTTCAAGAATCCTTTGCGGCTTTTGAACGAAGTCAGCAAGCAAGCGATGACGCTTGGTGGGACAGCTTGGACTACGAAAGCCGGGCAAGAGCTTTCCGGCAGATTGCAAAACTGATGTATCGCGCCGAAGTGGAAGATCGCGGTTCTTATCGATGGGCCGTTTATGACGTGTTTGGGCTGGAATATGGCGATGGACTTGCGCACTACATGGCGCTGCACAACTTTATTGGGATGGGTCTTGATTCCCGAGTGTCCAAGTGATGCGGAGTTCTGCGCCAAGGGCCTTGATCGCCTCGCTGGCATCGTCTGGCGCTTCGTGGACGATCATCACGCTTGGCACCACTGCGTCGAGCAAAGGCGTCACAGTGGCCCTCGGGAAAAGCTCCTGAGCTTTGGCGGCAAGAGTTTCTGAGCGATGCTCTCGCTCTTCTTTCTCCCATTGCTCAACCAATATTGCAGCCTGCTTGTCAACGGCCTGTAACGTCGTTTGCGTTTTCCGTTCCACCCACGCAGGCCTGCACCATTCCAAAAGCTGTTTATACCACCACTGGGAAACGATGGAAGGGCGTTGTTTGGCCAGCTCAAGGGCTAGCTCGTAACAAAGCGCGAGGAACCATTCCCGCCAGTTCATTGACTTTCTTGAAAAACGCTTACGAACACCGTTCCTTTTCTGTAGAGCGGAAGTACTTTGTTGATAAGGTCTTGATTGAAGATCCTGCAACAACCGTGAGTTGCCACAAGCGCTTGCTTAGGTGCCCAGGCTCCAGGCCATCCCAGCGCACTGCCGCCTCCATGGAGGCCAATTCCAGCACGTCCAGTTCCTTTTTCCTGGCCCTCTAGCTCGATCATGTCATAGAAGGCCCAGCCATATGCCATGAGCGTCCTGTCATAAGGGGCCTTGTCGCCATGAAGGGCGTAGTCGTTATAAAGCTGACCGAGCCGGTAAAGGCCAGGAGGAGTGTCAGATTTTTGCAGCTTCCACTCGAAGTCACTATATTGCCCCCGAGCCAAGCAAGGAATCTCCCATAGCAGCTTTCCCTCGAAGGAAAAAGCTTTCATGGTTTCGCTGGCATCGTTCACAATAAGATGCGAATCGCCTTGCTTAAAACCAAAATCTTGAGGACGCTTCTTGGGGCCAATCATGGTGACAGTTGTTGATTCAGGAGCGTATTGTTTCATCAACTTAGAAAGCTTCGTCGGGTAGTCAGGGTCCGTCGCGTATTTCTGTTGATAAAGCATCCGAGCCGCTGCGTAGCGGTTGGGGGCATTGTTGATGCCCTTGAAATGGCGGTAGTCCTTGTACCAGCGAGTGATAAGGTATTCAATACAGGCGGCAATGCTTGGAAAGTCAAGAAAGCCAGCCTTAATCGTTACCCACTGACCATCGTAAAACTCTTTGGTAGAGACGGTCGTCCCGTCCCCCTTGAGCCCCAAGACATTGTTGGCGCCAGAAAAATGCTTGCCAAAACCACTTTCAAGGCAACATTGAGCTGCTACGAGCTCTGGAAACCGTGCCCCGCATTTGCGGGCAATAGCAAAGCACTGGTCCCAAAATGCTCGCTCGGCGGACATTCGTCAACCCTTCACACGAAAGATTGCTTTGAGGCCGGTCAGAATAAGTTGAATGATATTGTTGCTCTTGTAGGGAGTCTTTTCGATAACTTGATCAACAGCAGCGATGATGATGCCACCAATTACGAACCATTCGATGGAGGTCATGGAAATCAAAAGCGTTTGCTTAAGCCTAGCGTCGGATTTCTAAGGAGCGCACTCGCACTTCTAAGTCCTTCATATTGTTGGTCAGGGCATCCAGCTTTTCGGTGACAGTCTCCACTTGCTCGGTAATTCGAGCCTGTTGCATTCCAATGCCAACCATCGTGCCACCAGTGGCCAGAAGCATGCCGGCCGTTACGCTTACTGCCAAATTGGCGAGCTGTTCCTGCCAGCTTTTCACAGCTCCAATGCAACCGTCATGCTCATTCTAGGGCTTCCGTGGCGATGCTTTATAGCCTTCGCGATGGTCTTTTTGCTGCCTTAAGCTAAAGGCAAGACAGCGAATTGCTGCCATGGGAAAAGACAATGGTGCCGAAGAACTTCTGTTTTCATTGTCTGTTTTGCGCCCTGGAGAAGCTAAGCGTCGCTTTCGAAAAAGTATTTTTGAGGACTACCCGCTACGGGGCACTTTTGGCCACTGTGCCTGTGCCTATTGCGGCAAATGGAACGAGAAGCTGACCATTGATCACATTGTGCCCAAGAGCAAGGGCGGTCCGCACTTCTCAAAATGGAACAGCGCTCCTTGCTGCTTAAGTTGCAATGCCTCTAAAAGCAACTTGCCTTTGTTTGAATGGTGGCGTCCTCAGTTATTTTGGAGCGCACAGCGCGAAGAAGCGTTGATGAGTTGGATATATGCTCATAGCTTCATTAGTGCCCATAGTTCAATTGGCCCATGGGAAGAGTGGATGCAGGAAACGCAGCGCATCGTGCCCATTCATGAAGCGAAAGAAAAAGCGGCTCGTATTTGGCCGCTTTCTTTATGCTTAGCTAGTTGATCGGAGAGAAAATTTCTCGAGGGCCTTGCCTGAATTCAGGCATGGGGCAAAAGCCGTCAGGGCAGCCGCTGATCAAATAGTCATCAGGATCGTGAGTGGCAATATATTCCGCCACTTCTTTGCTTTGTTTCATGATCTCTTGAGCTTTGGCTTCTTCCTGCTCTCGGATGGCAATTAGTCGCTCTAGATACCACTGGGCTTTGCGAAGATCTTCGGAGCCCTTCTTGTTTTCATAACGCCAGACATATTTCAGAATGTTCGCCTTGAGAGCCCCCTTGAAGGCTTCTGCGCTCATTGAAGCTTCAATGGCTTCAATACATTCGATGGAGCCAAAAGAATAATGAAAAGGAGAATTGACGGAATCTTGCATGGTCAAAATTGGTAGTTGTTTGAAGCAAAGGCTTCGAAAGCCTCAGGAGCTACTGAGCTCCCTAGCTCGAGAAGGGCATCGGCATAAGCAATAATCTCTCCTTGGGCACCAGCTCCTTTGCGGAGGCTGATGAAATGAAACAGAGCCTGGAGCGAACAAGTCCAGACAAACGAAGTGTACATCGCAGGTGGCAGCACTGCTCGCGCTTGCTCCTTGCTCACTCCCATTGCTACCAGCTCCTCGTAAGCGGCCTTGGAGGTGCCGATGGCTTCCCGATAAAAGATTGATGCCCGATCTTGAGCGGAGCTCGTCAGAGGGCCGTCTGAGGCCTGCCTATTGCTTTCGCTCTGCCGCATAAAGACGGCTGGCATGTAGAACTCCGCATCTTCGGCCGAGCAATAGCGAAAGCTTTTCTCGTTCCAACCGAGCTGATCATCCACGTAAGTCGAGGCGACCGTATGTTTCCACCATTGCCTGGCAACAAACAGCGGCGCTTTCACGAACCACTTAAAGACAACGCCCCTAAACGGGCTTGTATGGTGCTCGCGGGCCAGATAACGCAACAGCTTTCCGTCTTTTTCGGTCCACTCTTCTGACTTAGCAGCGAAGCTTTGACGCGCATCGTTCACAACGGAAAGACTGTTCCCCATTGAATCGACAAGCACCAAACAGCTCTTGCCATCGTTCAACGGATCGGCAGCAGGCGGCATTGAGGCAGCAATAAAGGCTGACCAATTGTACGGCTTGCCGACCTGCGCGGCAATAGTTTCGTGGCAACCGCCATTTTCTTTTCGGCTTTCTCCTCCTTGCCTTCGCTCATTGGCTTTAGCCTGTATTCAGGACAGTAAAGCAACAATGAAATTTGTAATCCCCGTGGATGTGGTCGACTACAATGGCCGAAAATACCAAGCCGCTATGGGACCGTTCGAGCATTCACCTGAAAGGGAATTTGCCTTGACGGTCAACAAGAAGGCAATCGATGAATGTGGCAGTCTTGATCAGCTCAAGCCAGTAGCCAGGAACCTGCTGGAAGGATGGTCTTCAATGCACACGGCCATACAAGGTCTGATGCTGGAGAACATCCAGCTTCGACAAGCGTTAGCAAAGAAAAACTTGGATCTTGAAGCCGCTGATGAGCTGATAATGGAAGCCGCTAGAGAGATGGAGAGGATGACTCGGAAATATGCGAAGCAATCAACGAGAGCCAGGTGGAGTCTTTGGCCATGGCATTCGTGAGCAAAAAGATCGTCCAACCACTCGTATAGGCGAGATTATATTTTTTGCAATCTCGCTCATACCCAGAGCCAGTGACGTGGCGGCCACGATTGTAAACACCACCCTGTATTTCGATGCCAGTACGAGAGTCGGGGTGAGCAAAGTCAAGACGATACCTTTTTGAGCGTTTACTGCGAGAATAGCGCTCTTGATAATCCTTTTCCCAGGCCTCGATGTCGCTGTATTCACGCTCTAAATAGAGCTGCGGATACCGAGCTTGCCAAAGCCCAAGAAAGTGATCTTCAAGAGCGCTCATTGAATGACGGCAAGATTGTTTATGGCAAAAGGGGCGTCAGCCCCCTTGCCTTGCCATACCTGACCACGCCATACCCCTGCTCGAGGTGCCGCGCCCAGCCATGAGACACCAGACTAACCAACTTTTGACAGAGTGACTTGTCCGCCTTGGTTTTGGTATTGGCCAGTGTAAGACTCGCCAACGTTGCTGGAAAGTTGATAAAGCATGACTTGACAAATGCCTTCATTGGCATAAATGCGGGCTGGAAATGCTGTGGGATTGGCAATGTGCATGGTCAAATGACCAGCCCAGCCAGGTTCAATAGGAGTGACATTGATGATGATGCCGCAGCGTGCATACGTGCTTTTCCCATCGCACAAGCCCATGATGCTTGGTGGCATAGAGATGAGCTCCAGGCTCACGCCAAGAGCAAAGCTATGAGCGGGCAGAATGAAGCACGACCCATTGATGCCATGCACGAGCGGAGCATCGTAAGGAATGGTTGCGTCTGAAAGCTTAGGGTCAAGGAAGGGCTTGCTTCTGCCCTTGCAGCTTTTCCCATCGAACACTAAGAACTGATCAGGAGAGAGCCTGATGTCATAACCAGCCTGTGAAAGACCGTAAGAAATGGCCTTTGTGCCATCGTCCAAACTGCGGCATTTTTCGCCAACATAAGGCGTAAAAATATCGAGCTCAGCAAGCTTGCTGATTTCTTTATCAGTGAGAAGCATGGTTGTTTGATGAGAAAAGTTAATTGCGGTCAATCAAAAGACCGACGAAAAAGTAGCCAAGAGCAAAACAAACAATGAAGGTGAGCAGGTATTCCATAAAAAGAAAGGGGCCGAAGCCCCTTGTTTTCAGAACAGGTCGTCAGAACCGCCCATATTGGTCCACACAGAAGCGTAGCCTTTGGGAGCGTCGCGATCTGCGCCCTTCACCTTGACACTGCCCGTGTAGCCGGGAGCGCGGTCAGAAGTGCGACGGGTGTTCTCCCATACGGCAAGGTCGAGAGAGTAGTTGCCGCGATCATTGGGGCCAGCAGCCTTCAGTGCGTTGAGCACGTCAGGGGTGAGGTCGATTGCAGCGGTGATAGGAGGCTTTCCAGCCATGGTGTTTCTCCAGGGGAGTGATGGTACAGCCCTTTGTGGGCCTGCCAATCTTACCCCCTTCGAAGCCCCCTGTCACCCCCTGTCCATCGTGAGCGCAAATGCCTTGCCGCCGGGGTACCACGCATTGAAATATCTCTTTACCGTATCGGCCATGATGCGCTGCTGGCTGACCAGCTCAAAACCATCAAGGTGGACCAACTGAAGAATGCTCTTGCTTTTCTCGTCCTCTGGGTCGAAGCAGGAAATGACGCACCAGGCCTCGTCAATAGAGGTGTCGTACATTTGTTCTGCTGCCATTGAATAGGCCCCGAGCTGTCGCTTGTAGTCGGCCAGTTGGTAATCTGGCTTTTCCTTGAAGCTTGTCTTCCAGTCGATCAAGGCAGTGCGACCATCAGCCATCTTTGCGACCATATCAAGCGTGCCGCTATAGCCAATTTCCCTGTCGAGGTCGAACCAAGCCACTGCGCTTTCAACCAAGAC